GCCACGATGTGGCCGTGCAGGCTGGAGGATGCCACCCGTTCGCATGAGCCGATGAACTCGATCACCTCGCTCACCGGACGGGCGGCATCCATCACCGCATCCGCCCAGGGGTATTCGCGGTCGTCGGCGTAGTGCCGCACCACCCCCAGGCCGCGCCGCACCGACGGCCTGCTCCAGAGCCGGGGCACCAGGATGCCCGGATCGCCCAGCGGCACATCGATTCCGGCGGACTGGGCGGTCAGGGCGCCCCGCACGGCCCGCACGTCCAGGTGCCCGACATCCGCCCTCTCTCCGTACAGCAGGCCGGATCCCCAGACCACCGTCCCGGGCGCCGCGTTCTCGGCCGCGTTCTCCAGCAGCGACCCGGACGTCAGCAGGTCCGCTTCGTGCATGTGCTCGACGCGCTCGACGATGTAGCCGAGACGTCGCAGCACCTCCGGGCCCAGCTCGTCTCCGAAGTTCTCGACCCCTCCGCGCCACGCGTAGACGCGCACCCGCTTCACGTGACCTCCAGTGAGCCGTTTCCAGGTGTGCCGATCCTATAAAACCGCAGGTCGGAACGCATTGTCAGACCCACCCTATAGAGTGGGGACCACGCAAGAACAAGCCACGAGAACGAGCACAAAACGCACAGGATCAAGGAGAAGAAAGTGACCACGGACGTCCTCAAGAAGCACAAGGTCAACCACGTCGCCCTCGTCATCGACAAGTCGGGCTCGATGGACAGGCACCGCTCCACCGTCATCCGCGTGGTGGACGAGTTCGTGAAGGGTCTCAAGGAGGAGTCCGACATCCTCGGGCACGAGACCCGCATCTCGCTCTACGCCTTCAACCACAACGTGGAGTGCCTGGTCTGGGACATGGACGTCAAGGCGCTGCCGTCCATTCGCGGCCTGTACCACCCGGACGGCGCCACCTCGCTGATCGAGGCGTCGGTCCTGTCGCTGAGCGACCTGAAGACGGAGATCTCCGAGAAGTACGGCGAGCACTCCTTCCTCCAGGTGGTGTGGACCGACGGTGAGGAGAACGCCTCGGGCTACGCCAAGTGGGGCAACATGCACACCCAGTACGGCCGCGTCACCAACCGCCGCCAGCTCGACGAGCAGATCGGCCAGATCCGCTCCGTGATGGGCGCGCTGCCCGCGCACTGGACCTCCGCGATCCTCGTGCCCAGCTCGCTGGCCAAGCGCACGGCCCAGTCCTACGGCTTCGCGGCGGGCAACATCGCCGTCTGGGACGCCGAGACGACCAAGGGCGTCGAGGAGGCCATCGGCACCGTCAAGGCGGCGGCCACGAGCTTCCTGCGGGGCCGCGAGGCGGGCGTTCGCGGCACCACGAGCCTCTTCTCCGTCGGGCAGAACCTGGACGTCCAGACGGTCCGCGAGGCGCTGAAGCCGCTGGACGGCACGAAGTACCGGCTGCTGGAGATCAAGGCCGAGGACCAGGACAAGGAGATCCGGCCCTTCGTCGAGCAGCACAACATCACCTACCGGACCGGCATGGCCTACTACCAGCTCGGCAACCGGGTCACCGTCCAGGCCAGCAAGAACGTCGCCGTCCTGGACACCACGGGCCCCGGCGACGGCCTGGTCTACACCGGACCCGACGCCCTGCGCCTCGTCTTCGGCGACGAGAACGTGGGTCCCGACGGGCGCCTGACGCACGCCCTGTCGGTCAAGGCCGGGCACAACCCGAACCTGCGGATCTTCGTTCAGTCCAAGAGCGTGAACCGCAAGCTCAAGCGGATCCCGGGCGAGAAGAAGACCAACCTGCTCATCATGCTCTGACCGGCGTTACCGTGGTCGCATGACCGCGCTCACCCCTTCCCCACTTCAGCCCCAGGGCGGGGCTGGTGGGGAAGGAATGCGATGGCTCACAGCCCGCACCGGCAGTGGAAGGGCTGCCGCCTCTGTGCCCCGCACAAGGACAGGCGCAACGGCCGCCCGGTCCGTGACCCGTGGCGCGAGGTCCGCAAGACGGGCCGCAAGCGCCGCTACGGGCGCCGCTGGGTCCCGGAATCCGACTGATGGGGCGCCCCGTCATCCGAGTGGATGGCGGGGCGCTTCGCATTGTGTGATCCCAATGGGGCGAACCTCCGTCTACGCTGCTCTCAGCATCAGGAGGAGGCCCGAATGGCTCTGCCCACGGAACGGACTGTCACCGGAACCTATGTGAATCCCGTGACGGGCAAGCCTTACGACGGCACAAACGGTCGCGGCCACTATCTGATTTTCGAGCCGTACCCGTCCCAGTGGACCGACAGGGACGGCAATCAGATCCTCCTCGGATCCGGCCGGGTGAATCTGGACGAGAACGGTCACTTCTCCAAGGATCTCGTCTGCACGGATACGGCTGGAGTTCTCCCCAGTGGACGGCTGTGGAAGGTCCATCAGCACATCGACGGCGGAAGCCTGACCGAATACATCTCCGTCCCCCAGGGTGATGCTCCGCTCGACATCACCGATGTTCTCTCCGTCGACATCGGTGGCGTGCTCTACGTCCCGGTCCCGGGCCCCAAGGGTGACCCCGGCGACCCCGGAGCCAACGGAACCGACGGGGCCGACGGAACGAACGGCCTTCCGGGCGAGTCTGCCTACCAGACGGCCGTCGACAACGGTTTCGTGGGGACCGAGAGCGAGTGGCTGGCCTCCCTCGTCGGGCCCCAGGGCGATGTGGGTCCGCAGCCCCCGCTCGGCGCCGCCGGGGACGGCCCCACCATCGCCTTGAAGTCCGACGATCCGTCCACCACGAACTCGCGTACGCCGACCGGCCCGGCAGGCGGCGACCTGAACGGCACCTACCCCAACCCGTCGGTTGCGAAGGTTGCCGGAGTGGAGGTCACGGGCGTTCCGGCCGCCGGGGAGGCACTGGTCGCCATCGACGCGGTCACAGCCATGTGGACCTCCGTGGACTCGGCCGACCCATGGGTCTTCGATGTCACCGACCCGGCCTACGGCGCGGTGGGTGACGGCAAAGTGGTGGGCGACGGAGTGATGAACACCGGCAGCGCCAACCTCACCAGCGCCACGGCCGCCTTCGTTCCGGAAGACCAGGGCAAGGCGATCTCGGTGAAGGGCGCCAATATCCTCGGCGTCACCACGCTGGTCACCACGATTCTCACCGTCAACTCCTCCACCAGCGTGACGCTGGCCGCCGCCAACGCGTCAGGCGTCGCCCTGTCCAATGCGGTGGTGATCTGGGGCACCGACGACACGGCCGCCATCCAGGCCGCCGTAGATGCGGCCGAGACCTACCTGGCCACCCATACCTACGCGAAGGTCTACTTCCCGCCGCGCTCCTTCGTCCTGGCCGGAGCCCTGAACACCTCGAAGTCGGGCAACGGCCAGATCGCTTTCGGGGTCTACGCCACCACCGGGGTCAAGCGGATCCTCGACTTCTGCGGCGAGGGTGACGGATCGGCGGCCGTCAGGCACTGGGAGCAGACGGTCCCCCAGTACGCCGGATCCTGCCTGCTCTCGCTGGGCGTGTACGCGTCGACCTCGGCGCAGATCACCGACCTCAACGCCAACGGCAACCCCGGTGTGATCAGCGGCCCCAACGAGGGAACCTCGAACGGGCTGGCCTACGGATCGTCGGCCCGCTACAGCAACGTGATGGCGAGCCTGCGCAACCTCGCGATCCTCACGTCGCACAGCGCCTACGGCCTGACCTACGGCGCGGCCAACCTCTGGGGTTGCGCGAACGCCTACGTCGACAACCTCGGGTACGGCACGGCGGGCACCGTGGCCGGTTCGTCCACCGACTACACGAGCCCCGGCACCTTCGGTACCGGCCTGTCGGTCGGATTCCTTCTTCCGGCCCCCGGAAACAACGACCACTCGATCGCCCGGAACGTTTCCTGCGGCGGCGGCTATACGTACGCTTTCTTCCTCACCGAGCACACGGTCGTCGAGCGGTACATGGCGCTGTACTGCTGGGCCGGACTCTGCCCGGTGGGCAGTTACGCGGGATCGGTCGGAAGCGTTCACGCCATGAAGGTGATTTCGGCCAGCATCGAAGCCTGCACGAACGAGCTGTACATCATCGGCGCCGGTTCTTCCGGCGTGGGCCCCATCATCGACATCGATCAGCTCAGCACGGAGAACAGCACGCCCACCATCGCGGGCAATTCGACCGCCGCAATGAATTCGGCCCTGGGCAAGGTGCGATTCACCGGCCTCTTCAACGAGGCTGGCGTTTCGGTTTCCGCCCCCACTGGCATCGAAGTCATCAACGGCCAGGTACCGGCTCCGATCAAGCGGAAGACCGCGTCATTCACGTGCTCGCCAATCGACCGCACGCTGATCTGTGACACTACCAGCGGGGGATTCACGGGCACCCTTCCGGATGCCTCCTTCTGTCCCGTCGAGTACAACTTCAAGAACGTGGGCGGAAACACGCTCACCGTGGCGACGACGGCCAGCCAGAACATCTACACCACCAGCGGCACCGGAGCCACCACCGTGGCCGTCCCGCCCCGGCAGAGTCTCCACGTCAAGGCCATCTACAACGGCTCTGCGTGGGTCTGGCAGGCAGACACCCCGATCGCCCACGCCTCCACGCACGCACCGACCGGCTCGGATCCGATCGACCTGACGACGCTCGGCGCCGAGCCCTCCATCATCGCGGCGCACGGACTGACCGCCTGGTGCTACGACCCCGCGCTGGCAGTCAACTCGACGGAGCTGACCAACGGTGTGCTGTATCTGGTCCGGCTCAACATCCCCGCCAACGTGAACGTCACGAAGATCTACTGGTGGATCGGCAACACCGGGTCCGGGCCTGTCGCCGGTCAGAACCTGGTGGGCCTCTACTCCTCCAGTGGGACGCTCCTGGCTTCGGCGAACGTGGATTCAGCAATCAGCTCGGCCGGGCTGAAGACGACCACCATCGCCAGCCAGTCCCTTGCGGTGGGGTCGTTCTGCTGGGTCGGCCTCCTCTTCAATGCCTCGGTGCCGCCCACCCTGACGCGCGCCTCCGGGTGGACCGGGGTGGACACGGCGGCGAACGTGGGTCTCACCGCTTCGACCCTGCGATTCGCGAAGAACGGATCCACCAGGACGGCGCTTCCGTCACCTCTCGTTCCATCCATCAATACAGGTACCGATTTCGCTGGACCCTGGGTTGCCATAGGGCCGTGATCTAGCTGATCTTCCGTCGCTGCATTTTCTGATTACGCTGCACCTATGCAGAAGAAAGGCTGACCATGGCGCTGCCGACCGAGCGAACCGTCACTGGCACGTACGTCAATCCGGTCAATGGTGAGCCGTACGACGGAACCGACGGCTCGAACTATGTCATTTTTGAGCCCCTTCCGGAACGGTGGACCGACCGCGCCGGGAACCAGATTCTCCTCGGTGGCGGAAAGGTCACGCTCGACGAGAACGGGCATTTTTCAGAAACGCTCGTATGCACCGACGCCGCTGACGTCTTCCCGGAAGAAGGCCGTCTCTGGCGCATCCGGCAGTTCATCGGCGGAACGTGGGTCAGCAATGCCTTCGAGCTGCCGGTCGGATCCGGCGCGCTCGACATCAGCGACATGGCCTCCGTCGAGATCGACGGCGTCGAGTACGTACCGGTGCCCGGCCCCGCCGGAAACGCCGGACCGGAAGGGCCGTCGGCCTACGAAGTGGCCGTGGCCAACGGCTTCGTCGGTACCGAGGCGCAGTGGCTGGCCTCCCTGGAGGGCCCCCAGGGTGAACCGGGCCTGAGCGGCGGCATGGACAGCGGCATCACCTCGGGCGGCGACATCTCCGTCAACGCCTCGAACCCGCTGGCCGTGGACATCTCCCCGCTGACCGCGCAGATCGTCGACTACCTGGCCGACCCGGTCACCGTCACGCCCGTCACCTCGCCGTCCGTCATCACCGTCGAACTGGACTCGGTGGCGCAGACCCGGGCCATCACGTGGCTGCTCATGGACGCCACCCTGACCGTCTATCAGCAGGCCGCCCGGCCAGGCCCGGAGGACCGGCGGAACTACGTGGTCCTGGGCATGGTGGCGCAGGATGCCGGTTCGATCTTCCTCGCGCAGTCCATCCCCACGATCGTGCGCAACCCCGTCAATCAGCTCTACGACCTGATGGACTCGATCGGCGCCTTCAGCATCTCGGGCAACGACGTCAGTCCGGCCGGGGTGAACCTGTCGCTGAACGTGGGCACCGGCCAGATCTTCTCGCGCGGCTGGAACCACTTCGACGGCCCCTCCGAAACCAACAACCCGCACATCACCACCACGGTCGGCGCCACCCCCGCCTCCTGGACCCACATCCTGCGGAACTCCGATCTGACCCACTCCCTCCAGACACCCACGGTGGACGTCGGGCACTACGACAACGGCGGCACCCTGACGGCGCTCTCCGCCGGGCAGGCGGCAGTCCACCAGCTCTGGATGTTCCCGACCAACGAGGGCGAGGAGGTCCACGTCCTCCAGTACGGCCAGCAGGCGTACGCCACGCTGGACGACGCTGTCGCCGCCGCAGGCAAGGAAGCCTTCGCCGTCAACCAGGCACTCCCCGGCAACGCCATCAACCTGGGCTTTCTCGCCGCACTGGGTTCGGCCACCAACCTCTCCGACTCCACGCAGGCGCTCGTCGTCAAGGCGGGCAAGTTCGGTTCCGGCCCCGGCGGCGGTGCGGCCGTCGACCTCAGCGGATACGCCCTGCTCAGCGGAGCCGAGTTCACCGGCACCGTTTCATCGCTGCTGTCTGCCGACTCCGACCTCGCCCAGACGTCCCGCACCACGGTCAACACGAACGATCTGTGGCGCCGCCTGACCACGGGTGAGATGCAGTGGGGCTCGGGCACCGGTCCGATGGACACCTTCCTCAAGCGCCTCGGCGTCGGCCTGCTCGCGCTCATCAACTCCGACCTACTGATCGGCGGAGAGGGTGAGAAGTCGTACCGCCTGCGCCAGTCGGGCGGGGCCCTGGATCTCGACGCCTCGGGTGCGGATCTCTTCGTCAGCGTCTTCTCTCTCGTCGACTTCCTCGGCCAGCAGAACACGTACCTCCGGCTGGAGGCCGGTTCGTACATCGCCCACGCAGGCGGTGTATGGCAGTTCGGCGACGGGCCGAACGACACCACCGTCCACACCATCGACGGCGTGAACAACCTGATCGGCCTGTTCGGCGCCACACCAGTCGGCAGGCAGACGGTCGCAGGCGAACGCACGACCGGCGCGGCCCTCCAGAGCCTCCTGGACGGCCTGGAAGCGCTCGGACTCATCACGGATACCTCGACCGCCGGAGCGGCCGTCGTGGAGACCGTGAACGGCCAGTCCGGGCCCGATGTGACCCTCTCTGCGGCCAACGTAGGCGCCGTCGACACGACCGAAAAGGGGGCGGCCGGAGGTGTCGCCACCCTGGGACTCGACGGCAAGGTCCCCTCGGGGCAGCTTCCCGCCGAGTCCGTCACCTCGGTCAACGGCGAGACCGGAGCCGTCAGCCTGAGCGCCGCCGACGTCGGCGCCATCGACGCCACCGAGAAGGGCGCGGCCAACGGTGTCGCCACCCTCGACGGCACCGGGAAGGTTCCTTCCGGCCAGCTCCCGACGGCACCGGTCACATCCGTCAACGGCGAGACGGGCGCGGTGTCCCTGTCGGCGGCCGACGTCGGGGCGCTCGACCAGGCCACGGCCGACGGCCTCTACATGGCCCAGGACTCTCTGGTCTTCAACGCGATGGAGCACGGGGCCGTCGGTGACGGCGTGGCCGACGACGCCACGGTCATCAACAACCTGCTCTCCACCTCCCCGGCGGGCAGTGTCGTGGTCCTGCCGCCGCACGTCTACGGCACGGGCGTTCCGATCGTCGTGCCGCCGGGCAAGACGCTGATGAGCCTGCGGTCGGACCTGATGACGGTCACCGGCCTGTATGAGCCGAACGCCCAGATCAAACCGCTGTCCACCTTCACGGGCGTGGCCGCGATCCGCTTCCTCGACGCCACCGACGGCGGCTACGCCACGATCTCTGGCGAACAGCGCGTCATCAACCTGACGGTCGACGGGGCCAACCTCGCGGCCGGAGTCGACGGCATCCAGGCCAAGGGCAACATCCAGAACGTGGCCCTGCGTGACCTGACGATCCGGCACTTCCCGAACTCCGGCATCTACTGCGGCCTCCAGGGCGGTGTCGCCCCGTACTCCTGGCGTCTGCACCGGGTGATGCTCGACAACAACCACGCACACGGCTTCTTCGGTGAACGCATGGTCGACCTCACGGCCATGGACTGCCAGGCCATCGGCAACTGGTCCAACGGCTGGATGATCCAGAACGCGGCCAACTCGCAGATGGTCGGATGCCGCGCCGAGTGGAACGGCAACCACGGGTTCTACCTGAGCGGCGACTGGGGCAACGGCGCCGGGTCCGGCGGCATGCTGATGTCGGGCTGCTCAACCGACCGCAACGGCAACAATGGCGTCTACCTGGACTGCACCGGCACGCCGCCCATCGTCATCTCCAATCTGATGACCCGGCGCGACGGCCGCAACGGCGGAACCGGCGGCGGCAACTACGCCGGTCTCGCCGCGAACGGCGCCACCACCCCGATCATCATCGGCGACTGGACGAACTTCCCCGGCGTGGACGACGGCGGAGCGTCGACCAACTCCCCCGACTACGGCGCCTCCTTCACGGGCACCACCTACGTCCAGATTGACAACGCCTACCTGCACGCAGCCGTGGACGGCCTGCGTGACGGAGGCGGCAACGGCGAGATCCGGCTGGGCTCGAACATCACCTATGCGATCGGCACCACCAGCACCTTCACCAGGGGGCGGGTCCCTTCCGGCGAGATCGTTGTCGCGGCAGCCGACTCGGCTTCCGCCGACGAGGCCGACTTCATCTGCACCGGCACCAACGACCACCTGGTGATCCAGCAGGCGATCGACCTGGTCGACTCGGCCACTGGAAAGGGCCGGGTCCGCCTGCTGGACGGAACCTTCAACCTGGGCGCCACGATCAACTGGCCGGGCGGCGTGGGGCTCGGTCTGGTCGGTTCCGGCTGGGGCACCGTGCTGAAGCTGGCCAACGGCGTGAACGCCTTCGCCATCAACTTCTCCGGCGCCGAGACGCGCTCGCTCTTCCGCGACTTCACCATCGACGGCAACCTGGCCAACCAGACCACCGGGCCGACCGGCGGCATCTGGTGTGACGGTGCCGTGGAGTGCGTCTTCGAGCACATCCACTTCACGAGCTGCGGAAGCAGCGGCCTCGTGCTGACGTCCCTGACCGGGGGCGCCTTCGGGCACAACAACATCGTCAGCCACTGTCTCTTCGACAACGCGACCACATCGACTCTCGAAGGGAACGGGATCTACTTCTCGTCGAGCGACGAGAACCTGGTGGTCGGCTGCGACTTCCAGTACCTCGGCGGCTCCGGCCCGGTCATGGCCTCGATCTACGACACGGCCGGAACGCAGACGATCCTGGGCTGCAACTTCGTCAACGGCGCGAACAGCCGACCGGGTGTTCGTGTGCAGGACGCGGCGTCCACGAAGATCGTCGGATGCAACTTCGACGGAGTGGCCGGTGACGCCATCTTCCTCGCCGCCCAGAACTGCGTGGTCGAGGGCAACACCATCTTCGGGGTCGGTTCCGTCGGAACGGCCGGTGCCTATTCCGGTGTCCACCTGGAATACGGCGCCACGGGCAACGTGGTCTCCGGCAACTCGATCGCCTCCCACACCACGAACGGGGCGGCCCGGTCACTGATCCGTGAGGAGTCCGTCGGCAGCTCGGGCGGCAACCTGATCGTCGGCAACATGCTCATCACCAAGGGAACCCTCTCGGTCGGCGCCCTGGACCTGAATGCGCCCGGCACGGTGGCCCGCTCAAACCTGGGCGGCGGGGCGGCCGGTGACCCGGTCGTCACCACGGCCATGATGGGCGCCGCCAACGGGGTGGCGTCACTCGACTCCGGCGCCCTCGTCCCGGTGGCGCAGATCCCCAGTCTTCCGGCATCGCAGATCACGTCGGGCGCATTCAGCACCGCGCGCATCCCGGACCTGTCGGCTACCTACCTGCCGGTCAGTACGCACGGAAACCGGTGGGTCCCCAACGATCACGGCCTGATCGCCTGGTCGTTCGACCCGGCCTGCTCCAGCGCCAACGGAACGGTCATCAGCGCCGGTTACATCTACCTGATCGAGGTGGTCCTGCGCCAGGCGGCCACCATCACGAAGTCGAACCTGGTCATCGGCGTGGCCGGTGCGACCCTGACCGCGAACCAGAACTTCTTCGGCCTGTACGACTCGGCCGGGAACCGGGTCGCCCTCTCCGCCGACATGTCCACCACGTGGAACAGTGCGGGCAACAAGACGGTGAACTTCGCCTCGTCGTATTCGGCTGCCGCCGGGAAGTACTACCTGGCCCTGGTCTTCAACGGCACCACCTCGCCGACCTTCGCCTGCGGGTCCACTTTCGGGGCCACCTTCACCCCGGGCAACGCGAACCTCTCGTCGGGTTCGTACCGCTTCGCCAGATCGCCTGCGAACGGCAACACATCCCTCCCGGCGACGATCATCCTTTCCGGGTATACGCCGGATGCAAACAACCTCTACGGCGCAGTCGGATAGGAGACCTTCATGACCGTACGAGACATTCTCGGAATCCTGCTCGTGGTCCTCATCGTGGTGATCGTGCTGGCCCTCGTGGGAGTCGTATGAGGAAGGCCCACCCGGGGTACCGACGCCCCCAGGTGGGCCTGCCAGCGCACCATCTTGTCAGAACCCGCCGCCGCCGTCACAGCCCGACGAGCCGGAGTCGTGCGATCCGAACGAGGAATGCGACGAGCCGGAGTCGTGCGAGGTGTGGCTGCTGTGCCCTCCGTACGAGCCGCCCGAGTGGTGCGGGGTGTGTGACGGCGTCGAGTGGTGCGAGCTGGTGCCGCAGTCGTCGGGCCTGCTCGGGGTCGACGGCGGGGTGTAGAACACCGCCTGCTGCGCCAGGTCCGTGTCCAGTCGGCTGGGCGGTGCCGTGTAGGTGGAGCGCGGGGCGGGGGCCGTGGCCGCCTTCTTTTCCGACCGCTTCTTGAACGGGTTTCCCATCTTCATGCTGGCATCTTCCCCATCCGGAAAACGGATGTCACCGCTCTTGAGGAAGTCCAGAGGTTTGCCGGATCTGATGGCGATCATGGATACGCGTGGTTACTCTTGCCACACGGCTCCCCACTTGGACCATTTCACCCCAGACGGCCGCTCTCTTCCCCCCCTTGGAGAGCGGCCGTCAGCCTGTGTGCTTCTTGCGCCACAGCTTGCTGTACCTGCGCAGTTTGTGCCGTGCCCCACTCCACCCCATGGGTCCGGCAGGATCGTCCACTGCCAGATAGAGCCTTGGCGCGGTCCGGGCCAGACCCTCAGCGCTGACGTCCTTCAGCAGACCCTCCGCGAGGAGGCAGTCCAGCGCTTCCTTCGCCCGGGGGCGTGATGTGGGCTTGCCGTTCACGCCGGGCAGCAGCCAGCAGATCTCGTCGAGCGTGAGGGGCGGTATGCCAGGGCCTCTCTCGAACTGCATGCTGCGCAGGATGCACCACAGCCTGAAGGCCGTTGGGTTGATGCGCTCGTTGAGCATCACCCAGTCCGGCACCTTCGTAAAGGCGTGCTGCACATGATTTTGCGGGCCGTCCACGAAGGCCGCCAGAACGTCGACCTTCGCCTTCACCCTGCGGACCACGTCGAGCGCCGCGTCCCTCATCTCACCCCCTCTCTTCCGCTCCAGGTCAAGTGTACCTTCCCTGCCCGGACTTGACGGCCTGGGCCACTTCTGGAAAAGTAGTCATCACCGCCGGACAGGGCGGCCTCGGAAAGGGGACTGAAGCGTGAGCAACGGCCGGAACACCAAGAAGCGCGTAAGCGGATTCGACAAGGCGGCGCAGGCACTCACCAAGGGACTCCCGGACGAGGCCGCCCAGAACCTCACCTCCATGGTGAAGGAGATCGCGAGCGAGTGCGGGCACAACGACTCGGTCATGATCCGGCGGCTGGAACGCCGACTGCGCCAGGCGGCCCGCTCGAAGAACTCCTGGGCCCGCCAGGTGCTGACCACGCTGGAGGAGCGGAGGGCGCGTGTATCCGAACCCATGCCCTCAGTGCGGTAAGGCCAACGGGTCGGGCTGCGGTCACGGGCTCGGCGGCAACGAGGGCTGAACGCAGGGCATCACGGACCCGGACGTCACAGACGCCGGGTCCGTTTCACTCCAGGACGACTCACGGAAAAGGGAGAGGAACGTGCAGAAGTTCAGGCGCTGGGCGCTGCTGACGGCAGCCGGTGCACTCGCCTTCCTGGTCGGCGGCCGGATGCAGGAAGCCGTCGTCCTCGATCACGACAACACGGCGGGCGCCCGGTGAACGGCCCCGAGGTGGTCGACGTCGAGGTGTCCATCGGGATACCGAGGGCGCGCAACGCGCTCGGAGTGTTCCTGCACCACCCGGACGCCGACAAGAAGGTGGAGGCGGAGTCCGTCGCGTGGACCTGCGGCGCCCAGTTCACCACCTACCCCGAAGGGCCCGTGCCCGACGAGGGCTCCGGCTACGTCGAGATCAGGGGTGAAGCCCTGTACGTCTCGATCGGCCGGATGTACATCATCTCCCCCCTTCTCATGAAGGGCGAGGAGGTCACCGACCTGGAGAAGGCGGTCGTGTACTTCACCGACGCGCCGTTCGACCCGGCCGACATGTCCGAGCACACCTGGATGGCGGTACACCTGCCGCTGTTCCATTCCGAGAAGGAGAACTGAATGACGAGCCGTGACCAGCGTCTGGCCGCGACGAAGTACGCGGGCAAGAAGTCCGCTTCCCAGGCGGCGCGCGAGAAGAGCCGGGGCCGTACCGTTCCGCAGGCCGTCGCCGAGGACCCCATGGAGGCCATGCGCCGCGCCATCGCCGCGCCGCGCACCGAGGAGTCCCGGGGTCGCGCCGAGGCGCACAAGAGGAGCCTTCCGCGCCTCGGCTGAGAGGGCACATCGAGCACCCGAAAGGGGGTCCGGAGAACCGGGCCCCCTTCGTCGTGGCCGGATTGTTTTCATGGTTAGTACAGGGATGAACCTCCTCACGTCGTACCCTGGTTCTCCCCCACCGCAGAAACGATCCGCCCTCCGTCATCCCTTTTAGCCAACTTGAGCGTCAAGGGGTGTTAGGATAGGTACAGTTGAGGAAAGGAGCCCAACGTGGCCAATGTCGAGCAGGAGCCGACGAACCTGAACAAGCAGCTTCTGGCTGACGCCCTCTCGGAGAGGGTCGGTCTGTCTCGATCCGTCGCACAGGAAGCCGTGGAAACGGTCTTCGACATCTGTGCCTGGACCGTAGCCCAGGGCTACACGGTTTCCATCACCAACTTCGGAAGCCTGGAGCTGGTGGAGAAGAAGGCCCGGATGGCGCGGAACCCGCAGACCGGCGACCGCATCAAGGTGCCGTCGCACAAGGCCGTGAAGTTCAACGTCTCGCCGCGCCTGAACCAGTACGCCAACTCCACGGATCCGGGAAGTGCGACGATCCGCAAGCGCGCCAAGGGGCCCGCGTCGAAGTAGTGGCCCAGGCCAAAACGTGATACGCTGTTACCGACGAACAGCGAGCACGCACAGTAAAGTTCGCAGAACGAAGCAGAACCTCGGAGAGGATCGAACGTGTCCCTGACCACCGCAGTGCGGGCCATCTTCCGGAACGCGGGCAAGAAGTTCCCGGGTGCCGCCGAAGCCGACATCGCCGTCTACGCGAAGCTCGTCTACGAAGCCGCCGCCACCAACCTGAAGTCCACCTACAAGGACGAGGAGGCCGTCGCCTCCGCCGACGCCGAGATGGCCGAGGCCGCCGAGCGCGGCGAGGCGTGGGCCGTGAACCTGCGCGACTCCGTCCTCGTGAACGTCGTCAAGCCGGTCGTCGACAAGGCCAACGAGAAGGGCGTCGACCCGGTCACCGCCCTGGTGCTGGCCGACTTCGCCGAGGACCAGGCCCGCGAGTACGTCGCCGCGCTGGAGAACCGCTCCACCGACGCCCCCGAGGCCGACACCGCCGACGAGGCGGACGAGGACGAGGCCGACTCGGGCGACGACACCGGCTCCACCGACGCCGTCAGCTACGGCTACGGCACCCCGGTCGCCTCGGCCTGACCCCGAGACGACGCCCCGAGAAGGCCGGACCTGGAATCCCACCCAGGTCCGGCCTTCCGCGTATCCAAGGAGAGGAAACGAAGGTGAGTTCCTACTACGCGGTTCCCGTCCGGCGTGAAAACAGGACGCTGATCTACAACCCGTTCGACGGACGGTCCGCCCTGGCTCCCACCCCGCACGACGCCTACTTTCAGCTCGGCCTGCCCGAGCCCGGCGACATGATCGCCGTCTGGCCGCTGACTCACCAGATCAGCCTGGAGGACGCGGCCAGGGTGTGCTGCCTCATGGCCCCCCTGAAGATCTACATCGTGGTTGCCGAGGGTGTCATGTTCCCCCTCGGTCTCGACCCGATGCTCGATGCGGTCATGGAGGTGCCGGATGCTGACGCCCACGGATGAGGAGCGGCGCCTGCTCTCCCAGCTCACCCCAGAGTGGTGGGCCGCCAACGGCATGAAGGACGTCCTGATCACGCGTTCAGAGATGACGCGAGCCGGAGTGCTGGCCGACATCGAACTCTCAGGTGAGATGACCCGCGAGAAGCTGGAGGACAAGCGCGACCGGCTGCGCCTCATCCTTGACGTGGAGGACGACCACCCGCTGGTGATCCTGCCCGGCGGCCGGGCCAAGAGGGCGAAGCTGGCCGTGCGCACGCGGCGTGTGACCGAAGAGATGGACATGCTCTGGCATCCGGGCCGTACAGGGCTTGGGGCCGACAGTGTCACGGGCGAGACCGTGGACATCCCGTTCACGTCCCAGCTCCAGGTCTCCGGCGCCAAGGGGTCGGGCAAGTCGTGGGCGATGCGCCCCCTGATGGCCCGCGCCGTCCTCATGCCCGAGATCAGCCCGGTCTTCGCCGACCCGAAGATCGTCGAGGGGACCTTCTGGGAGGGGGTGATGCCGGTCTTCTACCCGGGCCAGTTCGAGGAGATGCTGGACCGGGCGGTCGACGACATGAACACCCGGGCGGAGCTGATGCGCAAGGAGCGTTCCAGCGTCTGGCGTCCCGAGTTCGGCCCGTACAAGATCTACATCGTGGACGAGGGCCGCGAGTTCCTGGGCCAACTGCGCCGGATCGACCAGGTCAACCAGAAGCTGGCCCGCCTCAAGCGGCGCAGCGAAGAGGACCCCGAGGTCGAGATGTCGCCCGACGAGGGCGAGTGCCTGGACAAGGTCATCAAGATCTCCAGCATGGGCCGGGCCTGGGGTGTCTTCCTGTGGTGGGCCACTCAGTACCCGATCGTCTCCGGCAAGGCACCTGGCATCGACACGAACATCGACGCCAACGCCGACTGGCGTTTCTCGCTGCGCGTGAGCAAGCCCGGCCACGCCACTGTGGCACTCGGGGACGACGCGGACTACGGCCCGCACCTGCTCACGGCCGACCCGAGGAACCGTGGCTTCGGCTACCTCGGCGGCTACGGGCCGTCGCTCATCCAGACGTGGACGGTCACGGACGAGATGATCGGCCTCCTGGCGCACCCGGACCACGGCCGTGGCCAGTACCCTCGGGATGTCGCTCTGCGGACCCTGAACGGCCAGCCGGAGGCCGTGTGGACCCCGCAGCTCCTGGCCTCTCACGTCGGATGCGGGGCGCGTCAGGCGAGTCGTTTCCTGCGGTCCTTCTCCCACGAGGGTCTGATGATCTCCGACGGTGGCGCCTACCGGATGGCGGCCGGAAAGGGATCTGTTGACCTAGGCCAGCAACTCCCTGTAGAGTTCTAACTAGTTCGGGATTCCGACCCCGAACGAACGCCCCGAGACGGTTACGGCCCGACTCGGTGCACCCGATCGGCCGGAGGTTGCTTCCGACCTTCCTCCGGCCGGTCAATGGCGGGTAGCTCAGACGGTTAGAGCACTCCCCTGATAAGGGAGAGGTCAAGGGTTCAAATCCCTTCCTGCCAACTCCCCCGCTTTCAGCCGAAGGTGGCCAGGAAGCGGGGTGTCGTACCACTGAGGGCTCCGCAGAGGAGGCACCCGGGGATCCCCGGTCTGCGGAAGTCCGGCCCGGTGTCTGGCAGGGCACCGGGTTGTCCATGTAGTGCAGCGGCCTAGCACGCCTTCCTACTGGGTAAAGCCAGCGGCGGGAAACGCGGGTTCAAATCCCGTCATGGACACCGAGGCGGAGGAGGAAGAAGAGCCTCACGATTCCGTGTAGAAGCCCGGACGGGCAACGACCTCTGTAAGCGGAATCTGGGTCGGACTATTGGGTCCGGCAGTGCATGTGCCTGAGTGGCCTAAAGGTTCCTGCTGAATTCGCCCCAGCGAAGGAGGCAGGAGACCGAGCGGAACTGGGTGTTTCCGGGCGGTCCACGGGTTCGAATCCCGTCGTGCACACGTGAACGGTGAGGAGAAGAAAACGGAGGAGCCGAAACAGCTCCCCTTCTTCGCGGTCGAGGACGGCATCACGTTCCTTTCCCGCAAGGATCTGGACGATTACCGCGAGCAGAAGATCATGCTCGCCTGGCAGGAGGGCGCCTATGTCTGACTTCAGCAACGAGCTGGATGCCGCATCGGACCTGGTCGACAACGGACCGGCCGCTGGTCAGTCCCACACGATCGGGAACTACGGCTCCAGCGACAACAAGCGAGTCGCGGTCCCCGACAAGCCGAAGGCCGTGATGAGCGGCGTGCCGCCCGAGCAGTGGGCCAAGTCCGTCAAGAGGCACTGAACACCGCAGGGAGGAGGAACGTGAGGAAGAGCGAACGAGTGGTGCAGGCGGCTCACCCCGAGCTGGACGCGACCACGGCACGGCGCACCGCCGAGACCTACAGAGCCGTGGCTCGGCAGACCGGCGGCAACGTGACGGAGATGGTGATCCAGTCCCGTGAGGCGGAGCAGCGGTCCTCGCGCGGCGAGAACGTCACCCCCTGAACCACGTGGCAACCCGAGGGGCCCTGCGGGGCCCCTTTGTCATCAAGGAGATATGTCGACATGTCATCGGCGATTCTGTTCTACGGCTACAACCTGGGCGCCCCGGACGACGAAGGCTGGGCGATCAAGGACGAGCCGGACTTCGAGGAGCCGTGGTTCACGTGGGCGCAGGAGGCCGACGAGGACTACGCCGAGGCCATGGTCCGGCGTCTCCTGGAGTCGACCGGTTGGGAAGGTGACGAACTGCCCGACAAGGCGGCCGACCTGGTGGCCCGCCGCTGCCACGTGCGCGTGATCACCTGTGGTCACTCGAACTCCCTCTTCTACGGTCTGGCCCTGGAGGACACCGTGCACGAGGCCGACGACTGGACGCCCAAGTGCGTCTCCCCGGTCACCTCCTGCGCCACCCCGGGCCCGCTGACCAAGGCGCTGGAGGCGCTGGGCATGAAGCCGGTCCAGGTGAACCCGTCCTGGATCCTGGCGCCGCAGGAGTACTAAATACCTTGCGATCCCATCGCAGGATCCCGTAGAGTTTTTCTTGCCCCCCGGAGCGTTAGGGCGCACGGTTACTTCATTTGGCGAAGAGCAAGCCGGACGCCGATTTGTTGGCCGGGGGCGCATAACAGAAGATCCAGAAGGGTTACCGGAGCGTTTTGGGCAACGGTTACTTCTTTCTGCAAAAAGGAAACAGCCGGTTAACTCCGGCACCGGTGCCTGTCTAGTTGGCCGGTGGCCCCTCTGGATCTTCTGTTAGCTCGGTGTGTGAGTGCGGTGCCTGGAGCGTTTTTGGTGACGGTTACTTCACAGTGGAACCAAATGTTTCAGGTTCGAGTCCTGACTTGCGAGCTTGCTCGTAGGTAGCTCAATTGGCAGAGCGTTGGTCGAGGAAGGTTCGAAAGAACCACCGGCACCTACCTGTTGGCCAGGCACTCCACGCATACATCGAGACGCGCCCCCTTCTCCAATTCCGGAGGAGGGGGTTTCGTGTTTTTCAGGAAAGGAGAAGGCGCGATGGCGACCTTCAACAAGGCGGGCACGAAGGCCCGCGTCACGTCGCAGGTGGCGACGCAGGGCCCGGCGACGACCGCGCTCGGCGCGAGCGGCTTCAGCCGTACCCCGCTGTCGGACCTGTACCTGCTGTCGGTGTCGAACCTCGTCACCCCGGACGAGTTCCACGAGCGCTCCAGCGACCGCACCGAGCGCTACGTCGAGCTGCTGAACCAGGTCGCCCTGCTGGAGCAGGGGCACGTCACGCGCATGCTCCCGTGGCTGCGGCAGGACGGTTACATGCGTTCGGCGTCGGTCCTCGGTGCGGCCGAGGCGGCGAAGACCCTCTGCGACCAGCACCGCTACGACGGCGTCGAGGACATGATCGACGGCGTCCTCCAGCGCGCCGACGAGCCGGGCGAGTTCCTGGCCTACTGGTTCTCGATCGCTGGCAAGGCGTGGCCGAAGCGCTACCAGGCGGTCAAGCGCGGCCTCAAGCGCGCCGTGGCGCGGCTGTACACCGAGTACTCGTACGGCAAGTGGGACTCGCCGAAGCGCGCCTACCGGTTCGCCGACGTGATCGAGATCGTCCACCCGTCCCCGGTCGCCGAGTGGCAGTCGCACCTGTTCCGGCTGATCATCGACCGCCGCCACGGCCACCAGGCCGGTGTCGTCCCGCCGACCCTGTCCATGCTGAAGAACCTCAAGCAGTGGCGCCAGGCTGCGGCCAGCGTCCCGAAGGGGGCCTCGGCCGAGTACATGCGCGCCTCAGGTCTCGTCGCCCCGCAGGTCATCAAGGACGCTGGTCTGACCTGGGAAGACGTGCTGTCGGAGCTGGGCGGCAAGGTCGACAAGCGCATCCTGTGGGAGGCGGTCATCCCGGCCATGGCCCCGGGTGCGCTGATCAAGAACCTGCGCAACTTCGACGAGGTCGGCATCTCCGACGCCGTGGCGGACGAGGTCGCCCGCATCCTCATGGACGGCGAGCGCGTGCGCCGGGCCAAGCTGTTCCCGTACCGCTTCCTGGCGGCCTACCGGGCGGCTCCGTCGCTGCGCTGGGGCAACGCCCTGGAGCGGGGCCTGACGGCTTCGCTGGAGCTGGTGCCGCGCCTGAAGGGCAAGACGCTGATCCTCGTGGACCGCAGCCCGTCGATGTTCCCGGGTCACAGCTTCTCGACCCCCAACAAGTCCGACATCACGCTGGCCGACCAGGCGGCGCTGTTCGGCTCGGCCCTCGCGGTCAAGGCCGAGGACGCAACGCTGGTCGCCTTCGGCGGCACCTCGCGGAAGATCCACGTTCCGCGCGGCGCCAGCGTGCTGAAGGTGGTCGACAGCTTCGGTGAGGCGATCAACTACACGAACATCCCGGAGGCCGTGAAGTCCAGCTTCACGCCGGAGTACAAGCGCGTCGTGATCGTCACCGACGAGCAGTCGCAGCCGGGCTACTTCGTGAAGCACGGTGACCGCTACCGGTGGGGCTCCCAGGAGGAGATGAAGGTCGACGACCTGATCCCGTCCAGCGTCCCGGTCTACGTCTGGAACATGGCGGGTTACTCCGCCTCGATCCTGAAGACGGGCGGCACCAACCGGCACTGCTTCGGCGGCCTGTCGGATGCGAGCTTCGGCCTGATCCAGCTCCTGGAGCAGGGTCGGAACGCCCCGTGGCCGTGGATGGTGTGACCTGAGTTGCGAGAAGCCCCCTTCGCCCGGAGGGGGCTTCTCCCTTTCCTCAACTTCCGCTAGTATTGGATGAGTTGAGGAAATGAGGAAGAGCATATGACAGCAAGTTATGAGACCGGCGGCGAGATTCTGACCGTCGGCAGTACGGTCATCATCTTCGACGGCAACACCAAGCGAGAACTGGCGATCACGTCGATCGGTCCGAAGCGGGTGTTCATCGAATCCGCCTACGGCCACAGACCGGTCCCGTACAGCAAGGAGACGCGCGTCTCCCAGCAGGGCGCCTATCACAGCTACTTCAGGACGAAGACCGAGGTGGCCGAGGAGCAGCGCCGGAACGTGGCGAAGGCGCGACTGCGCGATCTGGGCATCGAGGCGCGACTGGCAGGCGGAGGGCAGGACGGACTCAGCCCGTACCCGACGGATCTGCTGATTCAGATCGCCGATCTGCTGGAAGACTCGAAGCTCAACCTGGCTCCGGCTAAGGCAAGTTGAGGCGAGACAGTGCCTGTCTGTGCTAAGCTGGCCTAGGCCGAAAGGGGAAGAACGTGCAGACGATCTACGACGCCACCTATGTGGCACGGCACCTCGGCGTGAACAAGCTGACCGTCATCAACTGGGTGGACCGGCCGACGGCCGCCTTCCCGATGCCGCTCTTCTCCGTCCGGTACGGCGACAAGCTACGGCAGGAGAACCCCGGGTGGAGCGCCGAGCAGCTTCCGCTGCTGCGTGAATGGCTGGCCCACCGGCTTGGCCTGAGCAACCCGGCCGCCCACTGGGAGGTCATCGACCGTGGCGAGGAGCAGCCGGGCGGCCACCAGGACCAGGGCGCCCTGTTCGAGACCGGTGGATCGGTGCTGCGTTGAGCGGCCCGAATCTCCTGAAGTGGCTCGCCGCCCTGACGCCCGCACTCCCGCTCGGCGCCGAGTGCGGGTTCGCTTACGCGCTGGTGTGGGTGATCGCGTGCCTGATGGTCGCACTGTCCCTTTCGGAATCCGCCTGGGTGCGGCGATGAAGGGGGTGCACCAGCGCTATGCGGTCGTCGCCTGCGCTTCGAGCGTCGGCGTGGCGGCGGTACTGGCTGTTCTTCTGGGGGCCCTGGCATTCGTCACCTACATGGCCCTGTACCTGCTGGCGTACGCCAGCTCACCTGTACTGCACGAGACGATCTGGAAGATCGCCAACGGAAGGGACGAGGAAGAGTGAAGCCGATCGAGGACGCCGACGAGCACACCGTTGCCCACGACGCCGTGAGCATCGGCGTGGCCGGAGCGCTCGGCCTGCTGGCCGGTGCCGTCACCGAGTCACCCGCCATGGGTGTGGCGACCGCCGGAGTGGTGGTCGTGGTGGGTATCGGCGGCATGGCGGTCGGCCCCATCCGCCGCACCGTGAACCGCGCCGTCCTGGCGTTCGCCCCCAGCGAGCCCGAGCAGGCCGAGGAGCAGGCAAAGTGAGGGGCGCGACCATCCGGAAGTTTCCGGTCGAGTGGCTGGAACGCAACCACATCGCGGTCAACGGCATGAGCAAGCTCGTCGTGCAGCGCGAGTTCGTCGAGCACCAGGAGTACGGGTCCCTGTGGTCCGTCGTCTTCCAGGACGACGGCAGCTACTGGAAGACCTCCTACCTGGAGCCCAACACCTCCGAGGTGCACGTCGACACCTGGGGTGACGAGCTGGAGATCGAGGCGGTCGAGGTCCGGCCGCAGCCGAAGTTCGTCACCGAGTGGGTGCCGGTCAGCTCCAGCCATGGCGGCCGGTGCAACGCCGCACTGACATCCGCCCTGGACGACACGCCGATCGCACCGTGCGGGCTCGCGGCACCGTTCCTGATCGCGGTCGGCAAGGGCAGCAAGGTGATCACGCTGGAACGCTGCGTGGCGCACGCTCACCAGATGATGGCCTCGCCGGAGACTTTCCACCTGATCGAGGAGGTGCGGCGCAGGTGGCACTGAAGCTCATCTCCGACCACGTCTTCCGTGGAGAGCGCCGCTGCCTCTACCCGGGCTGCGGCCACGTGGACGGCGCGCATGTGGAGTCGGTCGAGAGCCGCACCCCCCAGGTGCCGCACTGGTTCGTCGGCCTGCGCCTCTGCCTGTTCTGCAAGATCGGGTTCAACCATCCTTCGCACTGCCTTTCGCCCCGGTGGGTGAAGGTGGTCACGGGAAGCTGACCTTGGAGGGGTCATGCAGATCCACATCGACCTGGCGGTGCTGATCGCAGTGGTCCTGTTCTTCAGGCTCCGGCCCTCGGATGTGCCGCGCAGCCAGGGCAGCGTCCAGGTGACTGCTGCCCTGGTGCTGATCTTCGGCCTTCTCATCGCGGGGACCGGAACGGGGGAGATCCTGCTGAACGGCGTGCGAGGTGTGGCCGCAATGATCGGCTGAGGAAATAGGCTGGAAGGCCGACGGAAAGAACCTGCATCACCCCCGGAAGAGGAGAAGTTCGTGGAGCTTGAGAAGCTGCCCGAGGTCAGGCTGGAATGCCTCGACGAGAAGTCCGCGATGGAGGTCATCCGGCTCTGCGAAGAGGTCCCTGAGAAGCGTCGCGGAAAGAACTCGGTGCGCCGTGAGGGCAACATCGTCGTCATCACGTACAACAACAAGATGTGGCCGTACGACATCGCCGACATGGCGGGCGAGCTGGAGCTGGCGGGCGACGCCGAGGCGGCGCAGGTGTTCGCATGCATCTGAACCCGCCCGTACCGGCCAACGACCGTGGCTTCCTGGTCTACGGCGGCAGCCCGGTCATCACCAGCTACGGCCATCCGGTCGAGATCCGCGTCCAGGAGTCGTCGGCCGCCAGCGGCCCGCACGTCTGGCTGTTCGTGGACGAGGCGTCCAGGGTGGAAGGCCGCGAGCCGCACCTGAGCCTGGCCGACGCGATCGAGATCCGCGATCGGCTCACTCAGTTCATCGAGGACGTGCCGAGGCAGTGGACGCGGGGCGAGCAGATGCTTCGCGAAGCGTACGAAGAGGTCGCCCGTCGCAGGGCGGCTGTCGCAGAGGAGAAGATCACGTGATTCACGAAAAGGCAGCCAAGGAAGCTCACCCCGGGGCGCGCGATTTCAAGCCGGTCAGGAACCTGGCTCGCCGGGTCGTCGGCTGGACGTTCGAGATCCCCCGGGACGGTGAGGCGTCCGTCGACTTCGGCTGGGTCACCGCCGGGGGCGAGGCGTCGAGCGACATGCTGGAGCGGCAGCTCGATGCCGAGAGGGGCTTGAGGGCGTACTGCTCCCTGCGCGGCCGGTCCGTCAACGAGTGGGAGAAGCGCGCGTGAAGACCCTGCGCCCCTACCAGGAGGAGACGCGCCGGATCCTGGCCGATGGCGGGCTCAACGCCTCCGGCCTCGGTGCCGGTAAGACCGTCACCAGCGTCGAGACGGTGCGCCTGCTCAACCTTGGGCGGATGCCCAGGATCCTCGTAGTGGCGCCGATCAACACGCTGGGCCAGTGGAGGCGGACCTTCGAGGAGCAGTTCCCCTCGCTCGCCGACAAGGGCCTCGCGCGCATCCTGGGGACGCACCACAAGGACCGCGAGAACTGGAGCCTGCTGACCGCCCGGAAGAAGCCGCCGGGCGTCTTCATCATCGGCTGGCAGGCCATGCACGGCGGTATCCCGGAAGAGATCCGGCGCCAGGCATCCAGCGGCCGTAACGCCCTGCGCAAGGAGCCGAAGGCCACCAAGACGGCGGCCCTGAAGGCGATGCGTGAAGGCACCGTCCCGCCGTGGACCCGGACCGGAACCTGGGATCTGGTCATCCTTGACGAATCGCACCGCATGGTGAACCGGCAGGGCGTTCCCCGTCACGTACTGAAGTGCATCAAGACGGATCGCTGGCTGCTGCTGTCGGCCACGCCCGGCGGAAACAAGCCGGAAGGGCTGTGGACCCCGCTCAACCTGATCTGGCCGGAGCTGTACCCCAGCTTCTGGGACTGGGTGGAGCGCCACTTCCACATCGTCGAGGACGAGTTCTACAAGGGCGGAGAGAAGGAAGTCGTCCGGAAGATCGGCGACGAGTTGAAACCCGGCGGTGTCTGGCGCAGCATCCCGGCCGTGGTGCGGTTCCGCACCGAAGAGGTCGTCGACCAGCTCCCTCCGGTCATCGAACGCGAGACCCGCATCCCGATGGCCAAGGAGCAGGAGGAGCAGTACCGCGACTTCGAGGGACAGTGCCTGGCCTGGCTCGGCGAACAGCCGGTGGCCACTCCGCTGCCCATCGAGCAGCGGATCCGCCTGCGTCAGGCCGCTCTCGGCACGCTCATGGCCGAGGAGGTCGCCACCAGGACCGAGACCTGGGTGACGCGCCAGCAGCATTTCGCCCTCTCGGTCAACCATCAGATCTACGACCTGAAGGTGCTGGAGGAAAAGACCGGGGAGGTCACCGACGAGGCCAGCGGGGAGACGGCCGAGCAGACCATGCTCCTGGTCTCCTACATGCGCGACAAGCTGGACATCTCCTACGACGAGGCGAAGGAACAGCCGAAGCTGACGGCTGTTCTCGACATCCTCGCCGACCTTCCGCCGGATGAGCCGCTGCTGGTGTGGACGCACTCGGCGAAGTGGGCCCGCATGGCGGAGAAGGCGCTCGGCAAGCAGGCCGTCGCCTGGACGATGAAGACCACCCCGGCCAAGCGCCGGAAGATCGAGGCCGGGTTCGGCACGGAGTGGCGCGTGCTCGTCGCGCAGCTCCAGTCCCTCTCCGAGGGGGTCGACTGGCTGAAGGATGTCTGCCGGTGCGAGGTCATCGCCTCCCCCACCGAGGACAACGTGATGAACGAGCAGGCCGAAGGCCGCCTTCACCGGCCCGGCCAGACGTCGCCGGTCCAGCGCTGGCGGCTCGTCTCAGAAGGCACGATCGACGACGAAGTGCACATGAACAACCTGGTCAAGCGCGCCCGGATGGGGTCGCTGTACCAGGACGACACGGAAAAGGAGAAGGTCTGATGCGCACCTGGGAGGCCGATGTCATCGCGGCCAAGGCGCACGAGGGACAGGTCGACAAGATCGGCGTCCCCTACATCGAGCACGTGCGGATGGTCTCGGCCGGTCTCGCCGACTTCGCGGAGCCGGTACGGGTGGCCGGGCTGCTGCACGACGTGGTTGAGGACACCGACGAGACCATCGAGTCGCTGCGCGCGAAGGGTGTCACCGAGATCTCGCTGGAGATCATCGACGCGGTCACGAAGGTGCCGGGCTCCACGAGGCGTGAGCAGATCGAGCGGGTCATCAAGGGCGGCTACGCGGCTCTCCTGGTGAAGACCAGCGATAACGCCCACAACTCCCACCCCGACCGCCTCAAGCAGCTCGACGAGGCGACCAGGAAGCGCCTGGAGGGCAAGTACCGGGAAGCCCGGCAGGCGATGTGGGCGTACCTCGCGGTGGAGGACGTCCGCTCGATCCTGAAGATCGTGAACCCGTCACTCCTGCCGGAGCTGGACGAGTTCGAGATGAGGCAGAAGCAGTTCGAGACCTCCTGACCGACGGCTGCACAGCAGAAGGGCCCGGCTTCCCCTTGCCGGGCCCTTCTGTCAGGTTCCGTTGCGGTTGTACTCCACGATCCGCTCGGGCGGAGCCGGTGGTTCGATCCCATGAGAGCGCATCTGGCCGGTCAGCTCCGACACGTACCAGGAGAACGCCCGGACCAGCGAGGTGAGGCTGTCGATGCGCGTCTCGTGGCGCTCCAGCTTCCTCTCCAGCCCGTCCCGGATCTCACGGAAAGTCGCCAGGTCCGCCTGCCGCTGCGCCGGTTCCGCGTTGGCCACAGCGGTCGCCCGCTGGGCTTCGGCAGTCATGCGGGCCGCCGCACGCGTGGCGCGGGCCGCGAAAATGCCCGAACCGAGAAGCGCGACCGCTCCCAGCAGGGCACCGACGACGGGCAGAACCGCCCCCCAGTCTTCTGTCATCTTCGCTCCTCCTGGAGGGTCTTCTGGTCGGGCATGGAGTACTCCGGAACCGATGCCGCCCAGAGGATCAGACCGATGTGGCTTATCGCGTACCACGCGGCCAGGGCAAAGCCCCTTGGGTAATCACCGGACACCGCACCCCACAGGAACGCGGAACCCCACACGAGAGGAGGGATGATGGCGGAGAAGAAACCGAGCCAATCCCTCCCGATCCGAAGCCACGCACAGGTGAAGGTCATCACCCCGCACGTGATCCAGATTGCGGACCAGCTTTGAATGCTGGCATGCCTCGTGAGCAGTTCCAGTCCTGCCGGGCTCGGGCCCGGATCGAGGGCGTACCCCAGGCCGAGGCAGATCTTGCCCAGGCCCAGGAGGACGAGTGCGGTGCCACGGCGACCCAGCCGTTTGTGCATGCGCCGGATCGCCGTGGTCATCAGGCCGCCTTGGTGACGACCGCCGGGCTGCGCTGCTCGATCGGCAGTAGCACCACCGGGGCGACGACCTTCTCGCGCACCCAGAGCGCCACGACACTCTCGATGACCGCCATCCACAGCGCCTGCTGGTCTGCGGTCATGTCGAGACCGAACGCCAGGAACAGGGCGATGGCGCCCTGGGCGAGGTTGATGATGGCCGCACCCACGGCGCCCGTCTTCAGGACGATCGCGTTGACGACCGCGACGATCAGGCTGAGCACCGCCATGATGGCGCCCTGCTGGTCGGCGGATACGTTCAGCCCGTACGCCGTGGCCAGCTTCAGGGCCACGGCGATGAAGGCCAGGATGACCACCGGCTCTCTGCCGAAGATCTTCATTCGGTCACTCCCTCTGGTCAGTCGATGACTGCGAATCCGTACTTGTGGCCGAGCTTGACCAGGGAGTCCCTGCCCGGCTTTCCGTCGGCATCGCCACCCGGCTTCGTGCTGGCGCCGGGGTAGAGCTTGAGCTGCCACCTGGAGTATGCCGCGATGGTCATGCTCCCGAAGGAGCCATCGCCCGCATACACCCTGTCGAGAAGCCCTTCCTTCACCAGGGCGGCCTCGACGATCTTCACACCGGCCGCGTAGGTCTGGTGCCCCTGGGCCGCGCCCGGGTCGGTGTTGGCCGCCGCCTTCAGCTTGCTGACCGAGACGGTCGGAACCGGCGGAACCGCCGGGCTGGGGAGCGTCCCCAGGAGCTTCTTCAGGCTCGACTCGCCGGGCACGCCGTCCGCGTCCCCGTGGGGCGCCGTGTCGGTGTATCCCAGGCTCTTCTGGAAGTCGGAGTAGTTCAGGGTGTCGGCGTCGCTCCAGTCCGGGCCGGGGCCTTCTGTGTAGTGCTTGCCGAACCCCTTGGACACCAGGGCCTGCCCGACCTTGGTGACGTGGCTTCCGTGTGCGCCGTACCCGTACTTCAGGCCGTTGATGGTGACCTGGTACCGGGCGACACCGGAGGGCGAAGAGTCGGATCCGCCGCCGACGGAACCACCCGAGCCGTAGTCGAAGATGTTGGGCATCGGGCCCGGGTCGAGGTGACTGTTTCCGGGTGCCTGGTGGTGGCCGTAGTGACCGCCCCGGTCCTCCCACATGCTGAGGGAAACGGTGTCACGGGCGAACGCGACGGGTGCACCGCCCGGCCAGACGTCGGGGATGCCGAGGCTGCGGAGCCAGTCCATGATCTGGTCCAGGCCCTTGCAGGGCGTGTCCCGTACGGTGGCGTACCGCTTCCCGCCCACCGTCTCGTTGGCGGTGAAGACGATCTCGATCTGGATGCAGTACTTGCCGGTCCGGTTCGTCCGGACCGAGCCTGCGTTCTGGAGTGCGAGTGCACGCGAGTCGGCCGGGAAGAATTGTGCGATCTCCCCGGTGAACGGGTCCCACAGGAGGTGCGGGGCGACGCCCTTGCCGCCTCCCGTGAACCAGCCCAGCTCGTTCCGGTACGTCCAGTCCTTGCTGTTGCTGGTGATGTGCCAGACGACCCTTGCCGGTCCGCCCTCCATCGCCCCGGTGTTGCCGATGGAGTACTTCGCCGCGCCGGGCATCCACATGTTGGCCATGATCACCGTCCTCCGGTGTAGCCGCTTCCGGCCTGCCCGCACATCCGGGTCACGTCCCGTGATGGCCGACATGTCGAACGGGCTGTCTGTCTGGAAGGGTTGCCAGGAGCGGGCTCTGAGTAACTGAACACACGTTCCTCCCCTTGGGTCACAGGCATAGCTTCGCACGAATCTACGAACTCTCGGCTCGACATCTTCCTGGTTTCCTGCAATACTCTTTCTAGGAAAGGGGATTGAACGTGAACAAGAAGACCGTAAGCATCGCCGCCGGGGCCGCTGGCATCATCCTGGCCGTCTCCTCGTGTGGTACCGACACCTACGAGTACGACGTTTCGGGGAAGGTCGTCGGGCAGCAGATCGACTTCGACTGCCCGAAGGGGAAGGGCAACCTGGCGCTCGACCTCGTCGCCTTCGAGTCGGGCAAGCACGGCGGCAGCAGCAGCAAGACGTCCAAGACCAGCAAGACGTCCAAGTCGGACTCGTCCAGCTCAGACTCCGGTTCGAGCAGCGCGTCCAAGAAGGTCTCGAAGGCGCCGACGCCCTCGAAGTCCTCCAGCAACCCGGCCTCCAAGGGCGGCTCGAAGTTCAGCTCGCCGACGCCCAAGAAGACCTCCACGCCCCAGCCGAAGAAGTCGGCGAACAAGGGCGTCACCATGAACAAGAAGCCCGACAAGCCGCAGAGGCTCACGGGCGGCAAGCTGCCCGTGAAGAAGTACAAGTACAAGCCGCGCGGCTGCGAGACCGAGTACGAGATCTTCGTGCTCGCCGACGACGGCTACACCTACGAGCAGGACGTGGCCGGTGACCACTACCGCGCCTGCGAGCAGGCCAGGGCGCCGAAGGGCCAGAAGTACAAGCTCTTCCCGGCCTGCACCAAGGGCTGATGAGGTACGCGATCGAGTGGGTGGCCATCCTGGCAGGATCCGGGGTGGCCACCCGTGCGTTTCTGTTCCTGGAGAGGAGAAGGCGATGAGCTATTCGGGGTCCGTGACCGGCTGTTTCACCATCGAGCCGCCGCTGAAGTGGTCCGAGATCAAGGAGAGCCGGTTCTACCTGGAGGACAAGCTGGACACCAGCTACGAACCCGGTGTCGTGCTGAGCGTCGACCGCAGCGACGAAGAGACGGACGACGGCGTGTCCATCGTCTTCACGTCCTCCACGGCCATCCCGTGGCGTGAGTCCTTCGACTGTCGCAACCTGGACAAGGACGTTCAGGGGCTCGTCACCGAGATGGAGAAGATCGGGCGCACCGTCCGGGGCGAGATGGTGGTCGACGGTGAGTGGGCCGGAGACATCTGGCGGGTGGTCGCCGACGAGAACGGCGTGCGCAAGGAGACGGCACGTTTCCAGTGGCCCGACGGGACCGAAGTCCAGTTCGGCTGAGAACGAGACCAGGGGCGCGGCCAGACGGTCGCGCCCCTTCGGCATGAGGAGAGAGATGAACCTGGACCCGGTGACCCTCCACCTGGCGGCCGTGGCCGACGCGGCGATGAAGCTGCTGGAGCGGCGCAGGCGGGAGATGGTCGAGATGCTGAAGTCCTGCGGCGTGGATCCGTCGACCGTCCCGATGTGGCCGGAGGTCTGGCGCGAGGGGCCGTACGTCTACACCGAGCGCTTCATGTTCGACGACAGCGGCAGGCTCCGGCGCGACGACTACGGTCCGATGGTCGAGGAGTTTGCCATGGAGCCGGACGTCGTCCCGGACTGGATCCCCTTCGACTGACCCGAGGCCCGTCGGTCCGCCCGGCGGGCCTTTCGCATGCCACCTTCCTACCGTTCGGTAACTTTCCTTCCACCGGGAACCGAAGAGAAGTTACTCGTAGGTAGGAAGAACACGCGCGGAAGCCGCTCGAATCTCGGAAGAAAAGCTACCGAACGGTAACAGGCAATTCGGTTGAATCGTGCGATTCGGACTGTCCACTATGACCCGTTCCGTCCTGCTGTAGCGTGTCGGAGATCCATAAAAAGTGGTCCGGTATGCCTGATTCAGTGGAGTTCATGGTGATTCGAAGAGGGCAAGAATCGCACCGAATCAGGACAGACTGTCCCGACAAGTGGCCTACCTCAGAAGTAGGCCATCAGGTAGGATCGGCCTAGGCCGTTCGAGAGGAGGCACATGAACGCCCAATCACAGCTAACGGCAGCGGACTTGAACCTCAACGTCCCGTATTTCGAGCTGATCGGAACGGGCTCGCGTGACTGGATGGACCGCAGCGCGGTCTGGACGCCAGTCACCCGGCTGCTGAAGCGGCACGGCCGCCTGCTGATCCGCAACGGCAAGAACAAGCGCGGCGCCGACCGGCACCTCAGCGACTGGGCTGCGCGCTTCGACGACTCCCTGGTCCTGGAGGTGCCCTACCTGCCGGACTGGGACGCCTACGGCAACTACGCAGGCAACCTGCGCAACCAGGAGATGGTCAGCGCGGGGGCCCAGCTCGTCATGGCGTGGGCGAATCCCTGCCGCAAGAACGGGCGCTGGTGCCCCCCGGGCGAACACCCCTCGCACGGCACCGCCGACTGCGTGAAGCGGGCTAGAGCGGCTGGCATCCACGTCGTCTTCAGCCCCGAAGGAATGAGCTGGTAGTTCGCCCGTAATTCCATCCCGAACATCCCCGAAGAACACCGAATCCAAGGAGAACCCCCGTGAACAAGCTGACCTCCGTCGCCCTGTCCGTCGCCCTCAGCGGCGGTCTCGTGCTGGCGCTGGCCCCCAGCTCCGAAGCGGCCACCCCGATACGGACCAAGGCCCTCAGTACCGCCCTCGCCCAGAAGGGTGACCCGTACAAGGCCAGGGCCGCAGGTCCGAACGCCTTCGACTGCTCCGGCCTCACGTTCTACTCGTACGGCAAGCACAACAAGAAGCTCCCCCGTACGGCGCAGGGGCAGTACAACAGCTCCACGCACATCTCCTGGAGCAAGCGGGCCAAGGGTGACCTGGTGTTCTTCGGCACCTCGTCCTCGAACATCAAGCACGTCGGCATCTACGTCGGCGACAACAAGATCGTGAACGCGAACTCGGGCTCCTACCGGGGTTACAAGGTCGTCGTCGCCCCGGTTTCCGAGTACAAGTACGGCGGCCGGAAGGTCTACATCGGGCGGGTGAACGGCTGATGGCGAAGTACCTGGTTACCGTCAAGCTCCCCAAGAACCCCGAGCACAACCCGCGCGACAAGAAGACCGGCCCCTGCCCGGTGAACGGCCTGCCGTGCACCGACGTGACGGGCGAGCACCACACCGTTCTGGTGGACATCGACGACGTGGACGCCGAGGGTGTCCGCGAGATCTACGAGTCCGTCTACACCCACGTAACTAGGGTGGAGACCGTCTGATTCGCCTTCGATTCCATGGCGAACATCTGGAAGAACATTCGGAATGGAGAAGGAGCGCATGAGCTGGACCAAGGGGACGCGGATCTTCGAGCAGGTCTCGGAGGCCATCGAGCGGCGCGAGGAGGGCGAGATCTCCGGCAAGGAGCTGGTATCCGCCCTGATCAAGGCCCTGAAGGACGAGGGCTGGGACCCCGAGGACTACGGGGTCGGCGGCCTCGACGAGGAGTCCATCATCCGCGAGGCCATGGCCGAGCACGGCAACGTGGAGAAGTGCTCCAGCGAGCACCGCATCCACCCCTGGCAGTGCGAGGGCGACAAGGGGCACTACCCCACGACCCTGCACCAGGACTACGTGGGCAACACCTGGACGCACGAGGAGGAGCTGTGAGCGAGATCCGGAGGCTGGGCTGGGCGGACGTCGACACCGACGCCACCCTGGTCGTCGAGAAGAGCTTGAGCGGCGGCGGGAAGGTCGTCGTCGGCGGCTTCGGCCCGGTGGACAACGGGTTCAACGGCCGTATGACGGTGCCGCTGACCGAGAGCCAGCACGAGGAGGACCCCGGCCTGTTCGCCGAGCTGACCTACCAGCAGGCGCTCGACCTGAATGCGAAGCTGGCGGCAGTCCTGATCGACGTGGCGCGCGAGCGCTGACCTGCGAGGAGAAGTGATGAGCCTGTACGAGAAGGAGCTGTGCACGGGGCCCACCGGCTGCGGCCACCCCCGGCATGAGCACACGGGTACGCACCTGAAGGGCTCCAGGACGGCGTGCCGCCACAAGCTGGCTCAGGGGCGCGGCACTTGCGCCTGCACCCGATTCAAGGGAGTTCGGGGCAGTTCGTCCGATTCGAAGCCTGTCCTGGAAGCCTCCCATGGCTGACCGGATGAGCGAGCAGGCGCTGCGCGAGAACGCGCTCGCCCGGATCCTGCTGGACCTGCACCGCTGCGAGCACGGTCGGCTGTCGGCCGACAACTGCCTCTCCTGCGGTGGACCGTCCACCGGCAATCTGCTTCTCCCGCCGGGCACGCACATCGGGCACACCCTGTACGGGGACCGCATCGTGGTCCCCGCCTGGGAAGACCACAACGACCCCAAAAAGTGGGTACAGAAGGCCGAATGAATGGCCTACTGGAAGCAGGCAGAAAGGCCCACCGGAACGTCTCCGGTGGGCCACTCGGAAAGGAGGAAGGAGTGAAGGTGATGACGCGCGTGAAGGTCCCGCAGATGGCGGGCATACGGCAGTCCGTCGAGGTCCAGCACGGATGGCGGGCGCTGGGCAGGATGCTGCGGCGGGGCCTGCACGGCAGCAAGAACTGGGTGCTGGAGCTGGACAGCAGCGGCGAGCACCAGTCCGTCTGGGCCAAGGCGGGCAAGGTGTTCATCGTGCTGATCCCGCTCTGGCTGATCCTCAGCGCGGCGACCGGCGGCCCGGAACGCGGCGGCCATTCGGTCAGCGTGTTCCAGTCGGTCGTGGCGGCCCTGGTGGTGACGTTCGCCGGTCTGGCCGTCTTCTCCGCGCGTGAGCGCAGGCTGGGACGTGAGGAACCGTGGGCGGACTTCGACCCCATCGGCACGGAAAGTGACAGTGCCGCGTCTTCGACCCTGGTCGACACCCCTTCGGAGGAGGAGACCCAGGTCATCGAAAACGCGCAGGTCGCAGGACTGGATTCCGGCGATGCGGGTGATGGCTCGATGGGCATTCCGGACGATTCGGCTGAATCTTCGGAAAACGAAACCGCCGTCTTGCACGGGATGCCGCAGCAGGCCATCTCGGCGGAAGCGGAAACCGCCGTGATTCCTGGGCCCGAGGCACCTACCCAGGTGTTGCAGCACGAGGTGCACCAGGCCATCCCGGCAGGGACGGACGGTGACAAAACGCCCGACCCTTTTGAGTCCATCGCGGCAGTCGTTTCGGAGTTTCGCGAGAAGGACGTGCAGCAGGCCACCGAAGTGGAGCCGATCTCCCTGGTCAAGCCGCACATCCCGATCGTGCGACAGGTGGACGAGCAGGCCACTTCGGAGTGGACGAAGGTGGACGTTTCGGGCTCAACGGAGAGTGACGACGGTCTCCTGGAGGACGAGCCGACCACCCCCTTGCGGGCCACCGTGCAGGAGGTCGTGCACAACACCCTCGATGCAACGGAATCTTCGCAGGTCAGCGACCGGATTGAGGTCGTGCAGCAACCCTTGCAGGGGGTGTTGCAGGTCCAGTTCGCCGCTCCGGGGCCCTACCCGATGGCCGACGAGCCGGTACACGAGGACTGGTGGGTCACGCCGCCCGACGTCGAGCCCGAGCAGGAGGAGGACCCGGACCCCGAGCCCTCGCGGCCGGAGGTCGCGCCTGAACCGCAGCAGCCCGCCACGGCGGCACTGGAGCTTCCTCCGGCCCCCGCGCCGGAAGAGCCGCAGGAGCCCCCGCTGGGGCGTCCCCAGGTGGTCCTGAACTACCTGGCCTCCCAGGCTCCGAAGTCGGGCTTCACGACCGAGGAGAAGGATCGGGCGCGCACCGACGTCATCGCGTGGATCCGTGAGGAGGTGAGCAGCAACCGGATGAGCCGGGCCGACGCATCCCGCATGCTCGGCGTGGACCCGTCCACCGTCACCCGCTGGGTCAGCGACGACCCGTGGGCTGGCTGACCAGGCCATAAGAAGTGGCCTACTTCAAAGGGCGCCGGAACATCATCCGGCGCCCTTTCGCCGTACTCTGAGCCCGTCATAGGCAACAGAAAGGCGAGGGCCATGAGTGAGCGCATCTTCGACCGCAAGGTGCTCAGCGGGGAGGCAGGAAAACTCCTGGACGCCCTGCTGGACCACGTGAACGAAATCGGCAGGGCCCAGGTCCCCTCCTCCACCCTGCTCAAGGAGACCGGGCTGACGCAGGGCGCCCTCGTGCGCGCCCGTGGGGAGCTGACCCGGCAGTCCCTGCTCAGGACGGAACCCGGCTTCTCCTCGTCCGGACTGCGCGGTGCGAACGTCTACGTACTGAACATGACCGCGATCGAACCGCCTTCCGAGCCTGTTCTGGAAGACGAATCCGGACGAACCGTGGCAGAGGAACCCGATGTGCCAGCTCACCCGGTTTCCGGCGAGGTTCCTGCCCCTTCCGGGCGGCACCGCAGCAGCCGGAAGGGCTTCCTGCGCAGGTTCCTCGGCGGTTCACGGTCTTCCTGAACGCCGGAAGAGCTTCCGCCCTGCTGGAAGAACCCGAATCAGAGGTGTCCATTCTCAGGTCGAATCGGACGAATGTGGACACGGTGGGGCGGCAGTTCGTAACGCACCTGGCGAATCAGGTTGAATCGGACAGAACGGTTCAGCGAACGGAACTTCCCGGATTTCCTTGACACGGCCTAGGCCACGATGGCAGAGTCATGCGTAACGCCCCCACACGAGGTTCCAAAAACCGGGGGTTTCGGAAAAGGGAGAAACGAAGACATGGACAAGACGGAGAACACCGAGAAGGTCGAGCAGGTCGATCTCGAAGAGGACGGACCCAAGCGGTTCTCCGTTCTCGTCCTGATGGCCACGATCCTCTCCATCGGATCCCTGGCCTGGAGCACCTGGTCGCTGATCGACCTCTACCAGGTCGACGCCCTCACGATCAAGGAACTGGGCGGCATCAGCCTCGTCGCCCTGTCGGCGGCCGTGACGATGGACATCGTCTGGAGCGCCACGACGATCGCCGAGTACCAGGGCCTGAAGATCCCGGTCACCTGGGCGACGAAGAAGGGCAAGAACAAGCACTCGCTGAACGCCCTCCCGGTCATCGGGTGGATCGAGGTGCTGTTCGTCGCCGCCCTGGTCGGTTACCACGGCTCCACGATCGGCAACGGGGCGGCGACCTTCGCGGCGGTCCTCCCGGTCTTCACGAAGCTCACCTGGGTCCTGGCGCTGAACGGCCTGAAGGACCCCTCGGAGCTGACCGACGAGGAGAAGGCCGAGATCGCCGAGCAGCGCCGCGCCGCGAAGCGGACCCGGGCCAAGGTGATGGCTTCCGCCGAGCAGCACGTCGCCGACATGATGAAGCGGGAGCGGGACCACGAGGCGGCCCTGGCCGAGCAGCGCCGTCAGGCCGAGATCGAGCACGAGAAGGTCCAGGCCGAGATCGAGCGCCGCAAGCTGGAGCAGCAGGCCGAGTTCGAGCTGGAGAAGGCCAAGCTGGAAGGCGAGGCCGAGGTCAAGGGCATGCGTCAGCAGCTCAGTGCCCGCGTCCAGATCGCGACCCTGCGTACCCAGCAGGAGATCTCGCTGGAGCGGCTGGACGCCGAGCAGGAGCTGCGCCTGCGTCAGCCCCTGAGCTTCCAGGTCATCCCGGGCCAGGTGACCTCCCGGCCGCAGCTCACCAAGGGCGACGAGGCCGACGAGCCCGAGGACGACGGCCTGTTCGACGAGCTGAACCTGACCCCGGCCGAGCGCCGGAAGGTGGAACTGGCGGCCCGCTACTACAAGGCCGACGCCGAGGAGGGCGGCATCACCAAGGCCGCCTTCGCGAAGAAGATCCAGACGGGCGCCCCCCGGGTGACCGAGGCGACCACCGCCTTCCCCATCGAGTGGTTCGTCGAGCGCGGCCTGGCCACCTGGCAGGGCTGAGCGAGACCCGAGCAGGACGAGAAGCCCCCGCCTCGGCGGGGGCTTCTCATTTTTCCCAACTTGCCTGTATTCTAAGAGTGTTGAACTGGGAGAGGAGAATGACATGGCGTGGCGAATCGAGGCATCCGGAGGAACCGGGTCCGCCAACTACGTTGTGATCCAGCCGATGATGGACGACGACCCGCACAGTGAGGTCCGCCACGCGCTGATCACGATTTCCCCGAAAGGGGGTCGTGAGCACCCGACGATTCCGATGCTTCCGCCCGGGGCGCTCTACCGTGATCGGGTCGGAATGGCGTACCGGATCCTGGAGGCCACCATCGTCGAGAGCGGAACCGACGACGGCGAACACTCCATGTGGCGCTACGAGTACCTGGTCGCCTACAGCGTGACCCTGCCGATGAAGGCCCTCTCATGATGGAGAAAGTCGTCACCTGGGCCATCGCGAAAGCGGTCGAGGATGTGGACGACAGCCTGACGACGGCTGCCCTGATGGGCGTAGCCCTGGATGCGGCGACCTTCTCGGCGATCGGTGTCCCGGCAACCGGCGCCGTCATCGCAGGAGCGGCGACGGGCGTCGGCCTGAACGTGGTCCGTAAGGCTCGAAAGGGGAATGACTGATGACCGACTGGTGGAGCGTGTCTCCCGCCCGTTCCGGCCAGGACGGCGAACGGCAGGAGTGGAAGGCGCAGGCGGACCGTGATGCCGAGCGCATCGCCCGCAGCGGGGAATACCTCTCCGGGCAGCCGGACGATTGGCGGCGCGAGCCCGACGGTCAGTTCGTCGACACGCGCGAACCGGCCGAACCGGAAACCGGTGAAGCCCAGAAGCCGGATCGCCGCAAGGGGCTCCTCCTCGGTGCAGCGGGCGCGGCCGTCGCCGGGATCGTGGTGTTCGCCGCGATGCCCCACGGTGGGTCACCCTCGCCGACGGGCTCCAGCGCTTCTTCTGCGGCCCAGCCGGGCGGCTTCCTCCCGGCGGCCGGAGGCGGCCCATCCGGAGACCCCCAGGACCGCGCAGAGGCTTCCACGTCCCCGGTCAAGCCGAAGCCGAAGACCGTCGTGCTCACCGCCAGCCCCGACGGGTCCGGCCAGGTCGGCGCCGTCATGAAGGTGACCATCACCAACAACACCGACGAGACCGTGGTCGTGATGTCGTCGATGGTGAAGGGCGACGGCCGCCCGGCCGTCATCGGTGAGGGCACCCTGGCCCCCGGATCCCGCAGGATCGAGCCCGGCGAGACGGCGAGCGGCACCATCGAGTTCGCCTCGAAGAAGGCGCCCGACCAGGTGGCCCTGATGGACCTGAGCGGAAACGTGGTGGCCGCCAGTGGCTGAACCCTTGCTGCACCGGCTCCCCTCGACCGGCCGGTACGACAAGAAGTACCGGGTGCACGGCCATGACCATCTAGTGGTCGAGGCGAGCTATTCCGACGCCGATGACTGCAAGCCGGAGTTCGGCTGCTGGATGGTCCTCGATGTCCGCTACACGGCTCTCGACAAGTACCGGCGGGGGATTGTTCTCTCCTCCACGTACCTGTCTGACATCCGGAGCTGGATCAAGGCTGGAGGGGCAGCCCTGTGGGACCCCGAGAAGAGGAAGGCCGACAGCGACTGGAAGCCGATCCCCGAGGGCTGGCTGCCGGACGACTCCCGGCTCACGGCCCGGCGCCGGACTTCCTTCCGGCCGTACGGCCAGAAGGGCTCCCTGGCCCACAGGCTGGCCGACAGGCCGTCTGAACCCAGGGATCCGGCGCCCAGGACGCGGGGACTGACGGGCAAGAAGTACGCCGTCGTGCCGGGCTGGATCACGTCCGTCAACGACGGCCAGCGGCACTGGATCGGCTTCGGTGCGCTCACGTGGCTGTACGGGGTCAACCCGGCCGAGTGCATCCGGATCGACGACGAGACCGAACGGGGCTGGAACGACAAGGCGCGCGAGCACCTGATCTGGCTGTACCCGCAACGCCGCCACGAGGACTACGAATCCATGAAGGAAGAGCTGGCCCGGGGCGAGGACGCCTTCAAGCTGATCGAGCCGTGAACATGCGAAAGCCCCCGTCGCCTCGCTGCGACGGGGGCTCTGCACATCCGCATGGGTTCCTCACAGGGGGATGTGGAACGAGATCGGCCTGCTGCCGTCGCAGACCTTCACGGCCACCTCGACCGTCTTGCCGTTGGCCAGCAGGACGCGGCGGTTCGTCTGCGTCACGATGGCGTACGCACCCTTCAGCTCCAGCAGTTCGCGCTCCCGGTCCGTCGCCAGGCGCGACGTGATCACCGGAATCAGGTCCTTCTGCGGGGAGCCCATACGCTCGGCGGCCAGCTCCCGGGATCCACGAGGCGTCGCGTCGGCGACCGCCAGCTCCGGCGTCACCTCGGCGACCTCCGGCGGGTAGTAGGAGTGGCCGGTCGCAACCGGCTTGCCGTCGATCTTGTTCAGGCGCTCGCGGTACAGCACCTCCTCGCCGGGCTCGACACCCAGCATCGGGGCGACGTCGGCCGGGCAGGGGACCATCCCGACCTTGAGGATGTCCGAGGTCTCCCGGGCACTCAGCGCCCGGCCGCTGACGGAGTAGTTCCCGACGCGGTCCTGGACGGTTGCGGTGCGGTTCGAAGTGTCGGCCACCACGGGCGGCCGGTTGCCGCTGGACGGTTCCAGGATCCGCTCGGCCGTCAGAAGTTCGACGACCTTGTCGATGGTGACTCGCGACGTTCCGTGGATCTTCGCGAGCCTCCGGCGGGACTCCAGCGGGGTACCCGGCTCCAGCTCTCCGGAGGTCACCTTGGATCGGTAAATCCGGGCGATGGCACGGTACTTGGGAATCTGCTCGCTCACTCTCTCTCCTCATTCTGCACTTGTGGCCTAGGCCGTATTGTGTCATGCTGAGGACCACAACGCCAGCAGCGATCCAGGAGACGTCATGGAAGACACGCAGGAGGCGGTTGAGGTGACTGAAACTCAGGAGCTTACGAACGATCCTGCCGTCAACCAGGCTATCGCCTTCCTGGAGGCGACGGTCGAAGAGAACATCGGGGTCGCTTCTGACGGTAAGCCGTAACGGCGAAGGGAGAAAGGTGGCGACGAAGGAAGCCATTCCGCCGAAGCCGAAGCAGGCCCCCACCGTGCACCTCAAGGGCCAGCACCGGAAGCCGCCGCGCACCCTGAAGGGCGACCTCAAGGCCCTGAAGGGGAAGGTGTCCACGTCCGTCAAGAAGTGGGGCGAGGGCAAGGAAAAGGCGGAGAAGAAGAAGGAAGAAGTCCGCAAGGACGCCGAGAAGATCCTGGCTCCGGCCAAGGAGAAGATCGGCGAGGAGAAGAAGCTCGTCGGCGAGGCGATGAAGCCGGTCTACAAGGCCATCGAGACGGTGAAAGCCGGACTCGACCCGGCCAACGGAAAGACCCGGCCGTACGTCACCTCGTTCATGATCTCCTCGGTTGTTTCGTGGGTCGCCGGACCGCAGATCCTGATCGCTCTCTACGAGCGGATCCGCTACGGCAGTTCCACGACCGACTGGGGGATCCTGAACGGTCCTGGCCGATGGTTCAGGGACACCGTGGGGATGGCCTACGAAACGGGTCACCTCGGGGGTCTGATCTGGGCGGCGATCATGGGTCTCGCACCGATGGTCATCATGTTCGCCCGGAACATGACCGCCGGGTACCTGGCGCAGGGCACGTACCACGGTCGCCTGTCGATGCTGGGAATCCGGTGGCTGACCCGTTCGGCCTACCTGGTTCCGATCCTCTTCTTCGTCGGAGTCTCGTACCCCGGAGTGATCACTGCGATCTTCGGATCGCCGTGGACGTTCCAGTGGTGGCAGTTCTGGGTCGCTGGCCTGTTCTGCACCGCGTTCTACTGCACGATGTGGGTTTTCGACCGGGTCGAGAAGGGCCTGGGCCTCGGATACATCCACGTCCTGCTGATGACCCCCCTCGCATCGGTCATCACGGGAGCAGCGCTGTACGCACCGGGTGCCGCCTGGTGAAGCGAGGGGCCTCCGCCGCCGTCGAGGCGGCTCGTGCCGGGTCGTGCCGGTCGGAGGCGCGAGGTGGGCAAGCCGTCCACCGGAAAGGGGAAGCGTCGTGATTCTCAGGGATGACGACCACGACGGGATGCCGGTTCTCACGCCGCGTCCCGGTCGGTAATCGGAGGGGCCGTCGAGAGGCGGCCCCTTCCGAGAAGGAGAGGGAAAGGTGTTTCTGGCTCTTACGCAGCAGCAGCAGATCAACGTTCCGGAGAACTCCTGGGTCGGCCACACCACGATGGCCGGTTTCGGGATCATCCTGTTCGTCATCGCCGTGATGTGCATCAAGGGCAACAAGAAGGGCGTCGCCATGGGGCCCTGGGGCCCGATGTTCGGCGTCCTGATGAACAAGGCCGTGACCGAGCCGACCAAGCGGGTGGCGACGAAGTGGGGAGGTGGAAGCGAAGGATTCGACTGGCGGTCCCTGATGACGTTCCTGATCGGGATGTGGGCCATGACGTCGATCGTTTCTTCCACCGGCGGCTTCGTCCTCAACCTGGTCAACTGGTTCCAGGGCCTCATCATGAGCCTGTCGGGATGGCCGGTCCTCTCGGACATCGGCGCGGGCGGCATCTGCCTCCTGCTGTTCTTCCTGGCGATGCGCAACAAGGATGACGACAAGGCCGACCTGACCTACGGCGCGATCTGCGGGTTCTTCTTCCCGCTCGGCGGTGGCATCTTCGCCGAGATCACGCTCCAGATCGGCAACTGGATTCCGCAGATCATGCAGCTCGGCGGCAAGTGAGCGGTGCAGGCGGCCGGACCTCTCGGGGTCCGGCCGCTTCGCGTTTCCCAACTTGGCCTTCAGTGTGGCTTGTTGAGTGGCCTAGGTCAGTGTTAAGGTGGAAACCGGAGAGAGGAGGAACGTGATGCCGCGCAGAGGAGGCGGGATTTTCGTCGGTGCATTCCTGGCTGTTGGCGCAGTTCAGGCAGTGACCGGCTTCATCCCAAACGTGCCATCTGCGGCATCGGTGATACCGGCAAGGGCGCAGTCCAACCAGGACTTCGCTTTCACCGGGTCATCGAAGCCGATCAAGCCGGGATCCGTTCCCGAGAAGAGCTGGGAAAACCTCATCAACAAGTGGGGCAATCTCTGCCCGTCTCTCACTCCGGCACTTCTGGCAGGGCAGCTTCACCAGGAAAGCATGGGCTTCAACCGCGACGTCATCAGCGGAAAGATCGATTCTCCCGCTGGCGCCAAGGGGATGGCTCAGTTCATTGACGCCACCTGGAATGCGCATGCCATCGACGCGAACAAGGACGGAAAGCGCGACAAGTACGACCCGCGTGACGCCATTCCGTCGGCGGCCGTTTACGACTGCGAGGTGGCCAAGTACGTCAAGGGGGTTCCGGGCGATCGGCACAAGAACATGCTGGCCGCCTACAACGCGGGCTCCAATGCGGTGAAGAAGTACAACGGGATTCCTCCGTACAAGGAGACCCAGAACTACGTCAGAATCATCGAGCGGAAAGCGGCGAGGTACGAGCAGTGAACCGAATCGGACGACTCGGCATTGCTGCTGCATCCGCGATCCTGGCCTCTGGATCGGTGACGGCGTGCGGCGCCCTGCACGCCGCCCCGATTTCCAACGCCACGGCCAACCCGAATCCGGCGATCGAGAAGATCAACTGGTACTCACCGGAGCAGCGGGCCAAGGAGGCGAAGCGGCAGGAGCGCGACGCCAGTAACGTCTCCAGCTCGCGCTCCAGCGATGCGGCAGCCGTGGCCATCGCGTACGCCCGCACGAAGATCGGCGTCCCCTACCTGTGGGGCGGTGAAGGCACTGCGGCGCAGGGCGGCCGGTTCGACTGCTCCGGCCTGACGCAAGCGGCGTACGCGAAGGCGGGGATCCGCATCCCCCGAGTTGCGAACGACCAGTACAGGACGACGAACAACCACCCGTCCTGGAGCGAACTGAAGCCCGGCGACCTGGTCTTCTTCGGCCAGAAGGGCAACTGGCGCTCGATCCATCACGTCGGGATCTACATCGGCGGCGGCAAGATGCTGCACGCCCCGCGTACCGGCACGAAGATCCGGATCAACGACGTGCACTACATGTCCGACTACTTCGGAGCGACGAGGGTGGCCTGATGGCTGAGTACACGGTGCGCGTCATGCGCAGGACGGCGCCCCTGCTGGGCGACAAGATGCGGGTCCGCAAGCTGGAGCACGACGAGGTGACCGTCGAGGCCACCGACGAGGATGACGCCCTGGCCAAGGTGATCAAGGCCGAGTACGAGGAGGGTGGCAGCAGACTCCGGGTCTACGTCGAGGTGGACGTCGCCAGCGGCGGATCCCGAGGACGAGGCGACTACGCCCTGATGGAGGTCAGGGACGAGGAGCGCCAGCAAGAACTGATCGAGGAGTGGACCGGCGCGTACGGCCCTCCGTCGGAATGAGGAATCGGAGAAGAGCATGAAGAAGACCACGGTCGACCTGAGCGGACCCGTCATCAAGGTCTCGGTCGACGACGGCACGTCCGTCCTGACGCACGACATCCCGCCCGCCCTGGTCGACGAGGTCGTGAAGGACCTGAAGATCGAGCGTGACGCGGCGACCCAGTTCCTGATCACGTACGTCGGCTGCACCCTGCGCAACGTCGGCGACGACAAGGGCGCCGAGGTCGAGTTCCTGAAGCTCACCATGGAGGCCCTGAAGGAGCGCAAGAGCTGGGCCATGGCCTGCGTCAAGACGTTCTCCAGGACGCTCCTTCCGATGATCGGCGAGTCCGTCAAGAAGGCGAAGGCGGCCGGTCAGGACCCGGTCACGGTGATCTCCGTGGAGTTCGAGCTTCCGATGGACGCGGCCAAGTCGTTCGCCGCCTGCGCCGAGCTGAAGGAGCAGGGCATGAGCGACGAGAAGATCGAGGAAGCCCTGATCGAGGGCATCACCGACCAGGACCCGGAAGAGCTGGCGAAGAAGTCCGTCCTCGGGAAGTGACCCCAGACGGGAAGCGGGCGGCCGGAGAGACCGGTCGCCCGCGTCATGCACGGGAAAGGAGAAGGTGTGAGCCGGAACAAGATGGCGGGCGTTGTCCTGCTGGAGGTCGAGCTGCTGAAGGCGACCAGCCGACAGAAGCGGGTGGCGGTCGAGGTCGCATGGCCCGACATGCTGTCCCTGCCGCTGTCGGGTGACACCATGCAGCTCGACCGGGTGAAGGTCGACATCGGGCGCGGACCGGCCGACGACGACATGATCCTCGACGCCCCGCAGTCGCTGTCCGACTTCACGTGGCAGGCGAGCTTCGGCGGGGACGAGTGGATCTCGGCCCAGACGTTCGCCACCACCGTCAAGCACAGCCCGAACGTCATCAACGCCCGGATCATGCAGTGAGGGGTACCGTGCACGCGGCGATCGGCGCTTCGGCGCCGGTCGGCCTCGTGCTGACCCAGCACGCGAGCATCCTCCAGGGCGCCACGATGGCTGCGATCTCCGCCGGGTACGCCTTGATGCCGGACTTGGACCACCCGGATGCGTGTGCCTCGAAGGCGCTCGGATCCCCCGTCCACAAAGTTGTCCACAGCCTGTGCAAGGTGGTCGTGAAGTCGACGGCCACTGGGCGGGACCGGAGCTACATCCGCTGGAAGCTGATCAAAGGACGCGACCCGTACCACCGGACCCTGACGCACACCCTGCTCGTCGCGGTGGCTGTAGGCGTCGCGGCTTACGCATTGGCTTTCGTCTCGGCTGTAGCGACCGGCCTGACCGCAGCACTCGGGGTGTTCATGCTCTGGCCGCTGTACCGCAAGACGGTCGGCGCGGTGGTCCTCGGAGCCGCTGTCGCGGCGGTGGCGTCGGTCATCTACCTGAACCCCTGGCTGATGGGGCTCGCGGTGATGGGCGGCTACGCCAGTCACATTGTCGCCGACGGCTGCACGGCGGCCGGAGTTCCGGCCCTGTGGCCCCTGAAGATCCAGGGGAAGCGCTGGTGGAACATCCGCCTGCTCGGTGGCCTGGTCTCTTCCGGCTCGTTCGAGGAGAAAGGACCGGCGATCGGGGTGGCCATGGCCTCCAACGCCCTTCTGGTTCTTCTGAGCCTCTGAGAAAAGCCCGGCCCCGGCCGGGCTTTTCTGCTCTTGGCGAATGGCCTTCTCGTGCCGCACAATCGAGTACGGAAGTGGAGGGAAAGGTGATGCGATTCCCGTGACCTACGAGAAGGACGAGGTGTACGGCACGCCGACGCGCCGGACTCTGGCGTACACGCGAACGGGCGGAGAGCCCACGACCGTGGACTTCCGGGCCCGAGCGATACCGGTTCCGCGCGAGGACCGCACGATGGCTCCGCCCGAGGAGACAAGCCCTTACGGCCCCGAGGCGGTCGTCCGTGCGCGCGAGATGGACTACGAGCTGACGACCCGGATCCAGCAGGAGTCGCCCTACGTGGCGCAGGAGGTCGTCGAGCACCGCGTGCACGACTACCGGCTCTACGTCGGCATGTGGATCGTTGCGGGCATCAGCGCCGTGACGGCCTTCCTCACGTTCGGCCTGATGTATCTCGTGATCGCTGGCGTGGCCACGGTCTTCGCCCTGATCTCCTCCCCCGGCCAGCAGTACCGGGATGCCGATTGACGCGGACCGGATGGCTGCCATAAACTGAACTTACCTGAAGGAGAGGGAAGTTCATGGGAGTCGTGAGTCGCGTCCTGTACGTGTTGCGTGGACGCGGAGAAGGTCACCTGGTCGTCGAGAACACGGGCGACGTGACCGAGACGGGCGGCGGCAACGCGGTCTCCGGATACTCCGGACCGCCGCCTCGCCACGGCCGGAGCATCGTCGTGAAGAACACGGGTGCTGCAACGGCGACGGGCGACGGCAACGCCGTCTCCGGAATCGACTACACCTGATGGCCGGGCGCCCGAAGTCGGAGCAGAGCGACGAAAAGCGCAGCGAGCGCACAGTGGTTCGCTGGACCGCCACCGAAAAGAAGCGCCTCGAAGATGCGAAGAAGGAGATGGGTCTCGCATTCGAGGTGGATGTCATCCGCATCCTCACGCTTCGAGGGCTGGATTCCAGGCTGGCCGAGGAGCGGGAAAACGTGGCAGAGTGATCGCCATGACGAACAGCACTTCCACGGATCCTCTGGTCGACATCCACGAGGCCGCAGCCCGCATGGGCGTGAAGGAACGCCGAGCCCGTCGCATCCTCGCGCAGAACCTCATCAGCCCGGTGCGGACCGCTTACGGAATCCGCTACCGCCTCGACGACGTTCGCGACGTCAAGCGGATGTACCAGCAGTGAAGAACGCCCTGAAGCAAGTCGCGAAGGAGCTGGCATTCGCCGTAGTGGCGGCTGCCATCTTCTCTGCGCTGTTCATCATCGGCCATCTCGCGATTTATCAGGAGTGGCCCCGCTGGAAATAGTGGGGCCTGGAAGGGAGAAGACGTGAACCCCGATCAGCAGATCCGTGCCGCCGCAGCACAGGCGGCGGCCACTCTGATGGCACCCATCCAGCCGCTTCCGGCCGACTACGTAGCCGTGGCCGAAGTCGTCGAGGCGTTCATCCGGGACGGCAAGGAGGCGGCGTTCGCGCTCTGCCCGCCCGCCGAGGAGACCGCGCCCGTGCAGCAGTCCCCGGCCCCCCAGCCGGAGGTCACCTCGGAGGCCCCGGCCCCCCGGCCGGAACCGGAAGACGTGAGGCCGGAACCGGAGCCTGCCGGGCAGGACGCCGAGGTGATCCCGCTCGCGGCCCGGGGCAGCGTGGCGCCGAAGCAGGAGGGCGCTCGGCGGATCGTCGAGGACACCCGGCGCAAGCGGGCTGAGAAGATCTTCGCCGAGGCGAAGATGGCCAAGGTCAAGGCGCACAAGGAACGCCTCCTCGACGAGGCCAGCGAAGCCGGGCTCTCCGACTACCCGCTGCCCATCGACGGCAAGACGATCACGCTCGGAGCGTATCTCGCTTCCCTGTAGGGAAGTTGACTCTCGTCTGTGATAGAATCGCAGAAGAGAAGAAAACGCAGGTATCTTTAAGTGACCAGTTCACGAGGAGGTACCGAATGATGAGCACAGGCGCGACCATCAGCCAGACCGTCGAGAATCTGCTGGCCATCCGGGTCAGCGAAGACCGAGAAAGCCTGGCTGGCAGTACGGTCCGCAAGGTGTACACGAAGAAGCTGAAGGAGCTGGCCGATCACCTCGGCGTCTCCCTGGCGTACTTGCCACGGAAGATCCAGGCGGGCACATGGGATGCTCGTGAGATCGACCAGCTCGCAGACTTCTTCGAGATGTGGCCCGGCGACTTCGTTCCGGGCCCAGAGGATGCGAAATCGGAACAGGAGAAGGTGTGAAGTTCACCGACGAACAGCAGGCCGCGATCGACATGGCCGTCAAGGGAGACCCGTTCTCCCTGGTGGCTCCGGCCGGATCCGGCAAGAGCGCGACCGCCTGGGGAATGGCGAAGCAGCTCAAGGGCAAGCGGGTCCTTTACTTGGTCTACAACACGCAGGCACGCCGGGACGCGGAGAAGAAGTTCGCCGGTCTGGACTGGGTCACCGTGCGCACGACGAGCCAGCTCGCCTGGCGCGCGTACGCCAACACCCACAAGGACCGCATGGCGATCGACGCACCGCACGTCCCCGCGAAGGACGTCGCCAAGGCGCTCAACCTGACGCCGAAGGACTTCGGCGACAAGCTGGTCCTGGACGGCTTCACGCAGGCCCGGCTGGCGGCCGACGCGATCGACAAGTTCGCGAACTCCGCCGACACCAAGCTCACCGAGTGGCACGTCAGCATCCCGGTGGTCGGCCCCGGCGAGG